GAGCAGCTGAATGTGCAGCACTCCTGACACCCGGCAAAGCACACATCGCAGAGTTACCCCTGAAGGACCCGTCTGATATGTTGACAGGTGGTAAGTCGAAAGAGTTGGTGTCGTGTCTTTATGAAGCAAGAGAGTACAGACCTGACGGAATCGTAAACGGTAAGGACTTGTGGGAGTTGGTGAGTAATACTGAAGAACACAAAGCAGTGCCGTATCCGTACTATAGTTTAAATGAGTTAACCCACGGCATGAGACTAGGTGAGTTGGTCACGGTATGCGCGGGTAGTGGAATAGGAAAGTCTCTGTTCTGTCGTGAGGTAGCTCATCACCTGCTAGGTCTAGGCGAGACGGTAGGTTATATAGCACTGGAAGAATCCGTCAGGCGTACAGCTCTTGGCATCATGGGCATCCATCTGAATAAACCATTACATCTAGAAGACGAACAACTAGATACGGAAGCGTTACGTCCTGCGTTTGAAGAGACAGTAGGGAACGGAAAGTTTTACACCTACGATCACTTCGGAAGTATGGACAGTGACAACTTGCTGGGTAAGATACGTTATCTGATAAAAGGATTCGATTGTAAATGGATATTCTTGGATCACCTAAGCATTGTTGTCAGTGGTATTGCAGGTGACGACGAACGACGATTGATTGATAACACGATGACCAAACTGCGTAGTCTTGTTGAAGAGACAGGGTGTGGTATGGTGTTAGTCAGTCACTTGAAGCGAGTGGATAGTGGTCACGAAGAAGGAGGACGAGTAAGTCTGCACCATCTACGTGGATCACAGGCTATAGCACAACTGTCGGACATGGTGATAGGATTGGAACGTAACCAACAAGCTGAGACAACAAGCAATGAGACCCGTGTTCGTGTGTTAAAGAATAGATTCAGCGGACAGACAGGACATTGCACCACACTTAATTACGACACAGAAACCGGACGATACACAGAGGACAAGAACGTCTTCGAAGATACAACAACAACTAACAACCCATTCTAAATGAAAACACTATTCTTTGATATAGAAACGAATGCGATAGAGGACTGGTCGAACTTGTCTGACTTAAAGACGGTTCACTGTCTATCTATCTACGATCCTACCACGCCTAAGATGATTACATATCACGGTGCTGGTATTAAGAACGGACTAATGGAGTTAGCTAAGGCAGAACGAATCGTCGGACATAACGTCATCGGGTTTGATCTACCTGCTCTCTCCAAGATGTACAGCTTCCACCCACCGCTTGTTAAAGTATTGGACACGATGGTCATGGCTAGATGTATAGTACCTGATGTACGCAACGACGACTTCTTACGAAATAACTTCGATAAAAGTTTAGTGGGTAGTCACTCGTTGAAAGCGTGGGGACTGAGACTGAACAACCTGACCAAGCTGACATACGGTGAGGAAGACGGAGCGTTCGACAGTTATAACGAGGAGATGAGGAAGTACTGTGAACGTGACACAATTGTAACACAAATCCTGTTTGACTATCTGATGATGGGTAATCCAAGCGGTGAGATGTTAGCGATTGAACATTGGTTTGCGTTCCTGATGAGACTGCAAGAGAAGAAAGGCTTTGCGTTTGACGTTGTTAAAGCTGAGAAGTTGGAGCTAGAGTTGGCTGCTGTTCGTGCTGGTTTGTTGGACAGACTGCAACGAGAGTTCCCTGCAAAGACGGAAGAGATGAAGACACCGAGTGGTTGGCAAGTAGATATTGATGGCGTTACCTACGAAGCTGAGACTAAAACAGCACTAAGGAAAGTCTTGAAGGAAGCGGGTCAGGTTATGAATAGGGCGAACGATGCCAAGCAAAAGCCGATGAAGACTAAGACGATACTGTTTAATCCCGGTAGTCGTGACGAAATAAAACAAAGATTCAAGGATTTAGGAGTGGAGATACCCGTGCAACCTGATGGCAAGACAATAAAGATGGACGGAGCTACACTCGAAAGAATAAAGCATCCGTTTGCGTCTTTACTTCTTGAATACCTGACAGTACAGAAACGGTTGGGTCAGTTAGCTGAGGGTAATGTAGCTTGGTTAAAGCTGATGAAGAACGGACGGATACACGGTAAGGTCAACACAAACGGTGCAGTCACTGGTCGTTGTACTCACAGCTTTCCTAACCTAGCACAAGTACCAGCGATTGGTATGGAGTACGGGAAGGAGTGCCGTGATTTGTTTAAGGCGGGAGATGGATACAAGTTAGTAGGATGCGATGCTAGTGGATTAGAACTACGAATGCTTGCCCACTATCTAGCTTACTACGACGGAGGGGAATACGCTAGAGAGGTTATTGAAGGGGATGTTCACACAAGAAACCAAAAGGCTGCGGGATTAGCGGAACGTTCGCAAGCTAAGACATTTATATACGCTCTTTTGTATGGTGCTGGTGATCAACTAATAGGGGAAATCGTAGGTGGCGGTGCGAGAGAAGGACAAGAGTTGAAGAGGAGATTCTATAGTAATATACCAGCTTTAGCTAAGTTACTAGCAGATGTACAACAAAAGGTACAACGCAGTAACAAGCTGACTGGATTGGATGGTCGTATACTTCCTGTTCGTTCACCCCACAAAGCATTGAATATGTTGTTACAATCAGCAGGTGCAGTGTGCATGAAAGTAGCGTTGATCCAACTGTTCCATCGTATGAACAAACTGAAGTGGCAACACGGTAGGGAGTACAGCTTTGTTGCTAACGTCCACGACGAGTTCCAAGCAGAGGTACAACCTGACAAAGTGGGAGCGTTCAGTGAGTTGGCAGTTGAATCAATACGCATGGCAGGACGAGAGTTAAAACTAAACGTCATGTTAGACGGTGAAGCAAAGGTAGGTGAGACATGGGCACAGACACACTGATGGAAACCAAGTTATGTAAAAAGTGTGGAAAATACTATCCGCTAGAGGAGATGGAGAAGTGTAAGAAATCTAGAGAGGCCGGAGGCGATGGAAGAAGACACACTTGTATGCCATGTAAGCGTAAGCGTTACTACAAAAGTAAAGACAAAAACCCCCCGGCTCAAAAGCGACGTCAACGTAAATCTCATTTATGGCAAAGATATAAAATCACGCCTGAAGACTATGATAGAATGCTTTCGGAGCAAGACAGCAAATGCGGTATATGCGGGAAGGATTATACAACCAACGGTAGGAATCTAGATGTAGATCACTGCCATTTAACTGGAAAGGTTAGAGGTTTGTTGTGTAACCCTTGTAATTCAGCAATGGGGAAAGTAAAAGACAATCCTGAGATTCTCAGGACAATGTATAAATGGTTAACACAAGGAGGTTACAATGGAGGTTGAGATTGAATACGATTGGCACTTGAGTCTTGCTAAGTTGTACGATACCATCGACTTAGAAGTTCCGTGGGACTGGAGAAAACAACACGTACAACATTATATGCCATCATCCAACGCTCAACGTATCGGAGCCATAGCCGAATCGAAGTTCCAAACGGAATGTTTAGAGAGAGACTTTGAACCACATATGCCAGCAACCCCTATGCCTTGGGACTTTATCGTCACGTGTCCGGCAGGTATGTTAAAGGTACAAGTCAAATCATCTAGCACTAAATTGGGACAGAGTTATACCGTCGTGACGTCAAGTGGATGCACAGGCAAAGGAACAATGTCACACGATGTCGATGTGGTAGCTTGTTATATAGCACCTGAGAATATGTGGTGGATGATACCACGTAGTGAGTTGACAGGTAAGACAGCTAAGTTAAATCCGTTACCGTCAAGCAAGAACAAGTACAAGAAATACCAAGAGAACTGGAGCGTGTACTATGAGTAATAAGAAAACAACACTACTGATAGATGCTGACGTGTTAGCGTTTGAAGCAGCAGTGGTAGCCGAGGAATCAATTGAGTGGAAGGATGAGATGTGGACAGTACACGCAGACATGGCACTAGCTAAAGCTCGTGTTGTTAATCGTGTCGAAGAGTTCAAGGACTTGATGAAGACGGATAAGGTAACGATGTGTCTGACTGATCGTGCTAACTTTCGTCGTATTCTTAACCCTGACTACAAAGCAAACAGATCAAAGTCACGCTTGCCAATTATCTTACGACAAGTTAAACAATGGATCATTGAAGAGTACGACGGACAGATGTGGCCCAACCTAGAAGCTGATGACATCATATCAATTCTGGCAACGGACAAAGAGATGGATGAAGAAACGATTATCGTCTCCATTGACAAAGACTTCAAAAGCGTACCGGGCATCTACTACGACTACAACAAAGACGAAACGCATCACGTCAGTGAAGACGAAGCAGACAACTACCACTTGATACAAACAATAATGGGTGATGCAACAGATGGATACAGTGGAGTACCTAGAGTAGGTCCAGTGGGAGCAAAGAAACTGTTAGATCAAAACGGATACACATGGGAAACAGTTACTGCTTGTTACGAGAAAGCTGGACTCACTGAGCAGGATGCATTAATGAACGCATGGATGGCACGGCTGTTACGAGCTGAGAACTATTCATTTAGAACCAACACAATAAAGAAACTATGGACACCGAGAAACTACCAAACCAAGGATATACTAAAGATTTCACCACAGGGGCTAAACGTGACGGGGACATTGGACGGGGACGACCCTCGCTTATTCCTCCAATCGCCTTACGCAGTCTCGCCAAAAGATTTGAAGATGGCGGCAAGCTTTACGGAGACAACAACTGGAGAAAAGGATTCCCGTTAACACGACTGTACGACAGTATGTTCAGACATC